GCATCCCAGACGCGCGCATCTACCGGATAGTAGGTGCCGTTGACGCGCATCATCTCTGCCTTGTCGCAGTGCTTGATGTAGAGCCGCAGCAGCTTGCCGAAGAGCTTCGATACGCCGCCCTCTGCGAGATTGCGTGCGATCACCTCAACCTGCCCAGCGGCAGCCTGAATAGTGGCGGTGACGGCTGCCTTGGTCGTGGATTGGAGGGCATCCGGATCAAGGCCGGAGGAAGCGCGCGTCACCCCCGTCTTTTCTTCAACCATGTTGTCGATGTATTGCAGCGCGGTCAGCGTCTGCCCAGCAACAAACGGCGTCGTCAATTCTCTGATCATGCCGGGCGCGTCTACGCGCACAACGCGACCGATTTCGTTGTTCAAAAGATCGTCCATCAACACGCGGCCACGGACAACTTCGACGCCTGGATTGTTCACCATGGCGACGTTGTCGAGGATGCCGCGAAGAACCGACGTTGCCGCATCCTGATCTTCCTTCAGGACGTCATACATAGAGCGCCCCCAAAAGGAATGCGGCACAGGGTCGATTTGGAAGTCAACGAACGGGCTTTCATCCACCGCGTCGTAGCTCAGGAGCTTGTATGCCGATCCGCCGAGGATGATGCGATGCAGCGCCGGACGGCCAGTGCCGTCCACGTCTATCTTCATGTAGGCCTCGGTGACAGTCACCAGCTTCATCGACGGGTCCATCGAGTTTTCGATTTCGTCGTCGTCCGTCGAATAGTTGCGGCGAATGTAGTCCTCATTGTCCGCAGCCGAATTGTCGCCGTCGGTGTCGAGATCGGCGACCATGTCAAAGTCAAAGCCCATCGCCACAAGATCGCCGACACGCATGTCGGTGCTGTGGCCGTGAACGTATGCGTCATCAATCGAGCGCGCGTTGCGGTCGATAAACCACTCTTCCGGCGGCACAGGATCAATTCGATATTGGCCGCTGCGGGTGACGCGGGCGACCTTAACGTCGTGCGTCGATTGCTGCATCTGCTGCATGCCGTCAGGGCCGATCATGGCTTCACCGATCAGCTCCTGCGTATGTTCCAGCACCTCGACATCAGGATCAGACACGACAGCCGTGAATTGGTCGTCATCTAGGCCGCTGAACGTATAGATGTCCACCTTCTCCTCCTCGGAGCGGTAAACCTTCACAAAGCCGACCTTCTTAACCATGGCATCTTCGGTCACGTCACGCAGGACGTTGAAGAAGCCGAGGCCTTCGACCTTCTGGGAGACGTAGCGCGTCGCCTGCTCGGCCATCATCACGTCTTCAGGGCCGGACGGCACGAACTCAACAGGCGCAGCCGACGACAGGAAAATCCGCATCAGCGACGGCTTCACGCGGCGGACAGTGTCGCGCAGTTTCGTGGAGACAACGCGCGAGCGCCCCTCCTCGTGGCCGATCTCAACCTTGCCGTCGAAATACTCCTGCGCCTTCGTGCGCTCAGGAGCGATCTCGCTCTCAATGAAGTCACGCGCGTCGGAAACGGCCTGAGAAACGATGCTCTCGATCTCGTCGTCGGTCAGTGGTTTCAGTTCAGGCACGACATTTCCCCTTGCAAGTTGGACGCATCATACATCCTTAGCGTTTTTCGTTCCACCGTCGGGCGGCAAACCCCAGTAATAGACATAGCTGCGGTAGCAGTGGCCCTTACCAAAGAGCTTAACCCATGCACGAGCGACTGCGCTCCTACCCCTCATACGCCAAGCACGAGAGCAGAGGCTTTCGTGCGTATCACGGAATGATACGTTATGCAGGCGACGGCTCAGGCTCATCAGGAACCGCACAGCACGCTCCACTTTTCGTTTGCCGAGATCACGTCGCGCAGAAATAGGCTGTCGTGCTTCGCCAGCCAGTCGAGCGTGTCGAGATCGTAGTAAATCGGGGCCGCGATGTCGCAGTAGCTATTCGCCTTTACGCACCCAGCGAGCGCCAAGCTCGCGCAGAGCATCATCACTGAGCGCATTGATCCGATCCTCAACATGCTTCGCCCTCTCCAAGTCGTCAAATCTAGCCTCGTTGATTGCGGCCTTGACGGCATCTGCCCCTGCGCGTCTTCCGCTCAAGTAGATGCCAAACAACCCCAAAACGAACACGGCCACGCCAGCGGCATATAGCTTCAAACGCATCAGCATCACGCATCCGTCCCCCATGAGATGCAGACGGCATCGACAATCTTCACGTTGTCGCCATACAGCTCTAGGACCATGTCAACGCCGCTGTCTACTGTCCCCCAACAGTGGCGCTCAGTAGCCACCGCAGGCCCGCCTACGGCGAGGCATGCATACTCGGAACAGACAAGCAGAATGGCGGTCCATAGGGTCATTCTAGCGCACTCCTTGGCTCCAGTGGCGAATGCGTTCCCGCATGATGTAGAGGCCGCCAGCGATCACTATCCCGGCAATCACCATGGCGACGATCTGGG